TCTTCCTGAACACCAACTACATGAACATGTACATTCACGAAATGGCTTCGTTCGCGTTCACCGGCTTCGAGTCCACGATCGCGAACTTCCAGGTCGGTTATATCGGCGCGGTGCTGACGGTGGCCGAACTGGTCAGCGTGAAACCCAGCACCATGTCCCGAGTCACCGGCCTCAACAGCCTGACGATTTGAGGAGACGGCAATGCCTCTGAACCAGATTGGCTTCGGCCCTCGGACTACTGCCTTCGCCGGCATTCCGATCAGCCTCGCATCCGGCGGAATCTTCAACCTGCCCAGCGGTCAGTGGACCGTGAATGCAGGCCCGTACACCTTCCTGCAGCAGTATGACCCGGTCAGCCAGATTTGGCTGCCGGTCGGCACTGGCAATGGCAATGAGCATACGACCGTGTCGTCGGACGGCTACAACTTCCGCCTGGCGAACCTGACCGGCTGCCCGGTCGGCGCGCACATCACCAACGGTGGCACGGGCTACACCAACGGCATCTACCCGGCTGCGGCGCAGCTTGGCACTGCCGCGGCCCCGAGCGTGACGATGTCCGCCGGTGGCGCGCGTCCGACGATTGTCGTCGGCGGCGCTGTAAACACAACTGGAGTCATCGTCGCCGGTGGTGGCAACTACACTTTGCCGCCGATTCTGACGGTTTCCCCGCCGCCTCAGGGCGGTGTGCAGGCGACGGCCACCTGCACGTTGACGGGCGGCGCGATCAGCGGTGTGACGTTCACCAACCAGGGCGCTGGTTACATTGTGGCCCCGACTGTCACCGTTACCCGCCACCCGTTCGACACGACCGGCAGCGGCGGCGTGGTGGCCGCCAACTCGACGCTGGTCGGCAGCAACAGCATCACTGCTCTGACGTTCCCGGACCACGGCGCCGGCGGCCTGACCGCGGTTCCGACGTTCACGTTCGCCCCGGCCTCGACCACTGCGGCGACGGCGATCATGTGCTTTACCGTGACGGCCTTCAACCAGCAGACGACCCTGACCGGTCTGATCCTGGCGAACATGGGCTTTGCCCTTGGGCAGGCCCCGACGTCGGCTGCCACGCTGACGAACCCTCGCATCAGCACGGGTTTGTTTGTGCCGCGCCTGGCGATGACGGGCATGAGCGCGACCACCACCGGCACCCTGACGCCGATCGTGGACGGTGGCCTGCACATGACCATCCCCATCGGAACGGTGTATGCTGGCCTCATTGCCGGGTTTACGTCGGCCACTGCGGCTGTGGTGCCGACCGTGGGCGGCATCACCGACACGTCGTTTCTGACGCCCGTGTAAGCTTGGAGGGAAGGCCATGCTGATCGTGAACAACGGACTCGAATATCCGATCATGGCCCGGTATGCGGGCGAGGATTTCCTGTTTCCGGTTGGCGAAGATGTGGCGTGCCAAGAAGAGGTCGCGCGCCATATTTTCGGTTTCGGTGAGCCTGACAAGACCGTGGCGCTGCTGCGTCTTGGTTGGATCACGCCGGGGCATGACAAGTCGATTGCAGAGGAGCGCCTGAACAAGATCGTGTTCAAGCGGGCCAATGTTTCGATCACGGCGGCCAAATAAACACCGAATGTGGCGACCCTTCAGACCTACCTCACAGAGTGCCGGCGGCTTCTGCATGATGCAGTCGGCAACTTCTGGTCAGATCCTGAGCTAATCGACTACATCAATCAGGGCAGGCAGCGCGTTGCTGCCGACACAGCCTGCAGTCGCCGGCTGGTGACCATCACCCTGAACGTCCAGTCCTGCACCGGCACGGGCAGCGGCGGGAACACCATTACCGGCGTTTCCCCCGCGCCAGATGAAACCTGGGTGGGCGCGTCCCTTATCGGCACCGGCATTTCCGGGCTGACTTCGAGCAACCCGGTGGTGCTGGCGGTCAACGGCACGACAGTGACGATCAGCGGCACGGCGACGGCCGGCGCGGTATCGTTCACCTACTACCAGGAAGCCTACCCGTTCACCAGCGTGACGGTGCCGAGCGGGCAGTCGATCATCGACGTGCTGAACATCTCGGCCATCTGGGGAAACACCCGGTACGTGCTCCAGACCAAGCCGTGGTCTGAGTTCAACGCGCTGATGCGGTCATACATGACCTTCCAGCAGCGCCCGGTGATGTTCAGCGTGTACGGCCAGAGCACGGTCTACATCGGCCCGATCGTGGACCAGCCCTACGTGACCGAGTGGGACTGTGTGCTGACGCCTGTGGCGCTGGTCAGCGCGACTGATGTCGAGACGCTGACCTTTCCTTACACGGCTCCTGTGGCCTTCTGGGCCTGTTACCTTGCGAAGATCCGCGACAGCAGCTGGGACGAGGCGAAGGTGTTTCAGGACGAATACATGGGCAAGATTCGACATGCCATCGCGGCATCTGCGATGCGGCGCATCCCGAACGTCTATGCGGGGATCTGACGCATGGCCGAGAAAGCGCTGACCAAGAAGCAGGAGTTCGCCACCTCCGAGTTTCGGGGGATGAACACCCAAGCCCTGCGGCAAGCCATCGCTGACGGCCAGCAATCGTGGCTGGAAAATATCCAGCCCATTGGCAACGCCAACGCCCGCACCGTGCCGGCAATGTCTGACGTGCTTGCGTCCCTGCCCGGAGCGCCGACGCCGTACATCGCGATGGGGTTCAACATCATCATCTCGGGAACGCCCACCGACATCCTGATGATCGCGACCACCAACGGGAACCTGTATGAGTTCAATTGCCAGACCAATGCGGTGACGACCGTCGCGACCAGCGGCAGCTATACCCGCGCATCGTTCGCGCAGTGGAAGAACGAGCGGGTGATGATCATCGACTCTGTCAGCGGCCTATGGGACTGGAACGGCACGACGCTGACTGCTGCGTCGTCCTATCCGCACCCCGCGCCCAGTCCGGGGGAGCACATCGCCACTTTCGCGGGTAGGGTCTGGATTTCCACCAATCGCACTATCACGTTCAGCGCGCCAAACCAGTACGACGATTTTCGGCCAGCCGCAGCAGGCGGGTCGTTCATCCTGACAGACGAGACGGTGCATTCCAGCGTGCAGCAGTTGGTGTCTGCGAACAACTTCTTGTACATCTTCGGCACGTCCAGCGTGAACGTCATCAGCGACTTGCGCGTCGTGTCTGGCGTTACGCTGTTCACCAACACGAACCTGTCCACGGGCGTCGGCACGCCGTTCCCGCTGTCCGCAACGGTGTTTGGCCGTGCGGTGTTCTTCGCAAGCGTGACGGGCTTCTACGCGCTCTACGGAAGCAGCGCCCAAAAGATTTCCAACGAGCTGGATGGCTTGTATCCGCTTATCTCTGGCTTGACGTCGCCGGCTGGCTTAGGCTCTGCGCCGACCATTTCCGGTGGTGCCGTGGTCATCAACAACATCCTGTGCCTGGCATTCCAGTTCGATTATGCAGATCCGGCACTGGGTATCACGCGGCCGTTGTTGGCCATTTACTTCGACAACAAGTGGTTCGTCGCCAGCCAAGGCACGAACAGCGGCGTCGGCTCACTGTCTTTGATCGCAGACAACGATGTCGGCGGAGAGAGCCGCCTCTACGGCATGGACACCAGCGGCAACATCTACCGGCTGTTCGCCAATGCGGCAGGAGTGGTGCCGTACCGCTGGCAGACTGCCTTCTGGGACTTCGGCGCTCCGGTGCTGTTCAAGCAAGCTATGAAGGCCGGCATAGGTGTCTACTTTTCGTCGCAGGCTGCAAGCCTTACGATCAACATAGACAGCGAGAACAGCACGAACGCCTTCGCGGCGGCAGGCGGCAGCCTGTTACAGTTCGTCGGTACCGGACCTATCACGTTTGTCGGCACGCTGCCGATCGCATGGATTTCCGGCGGGTACGTGCTGCTGCAAACGGACGTGACCAACATGGGGCGCTATCTGGGCATGACCATGACCGGCGCCGCTGTTGACGCCACGTTCACGCTGGCGCTTCTTGAATACAACTTCCGCTCTCAGTGGGGCACCTGACATGGGCTTCTGGAACCTTCCCAACACGTTCGCGACCCTGTCCGGCAACCAGCCGGCCAGCAAGCTGGACACCAATTTCGACGCGCTGGCAATCGTCCCGCAGTACGCGACGGCAGTGTCCGGAACGAACGCTATTGCGCTGACCGTTCCGCTGACGTTTTCTTCCTATGCGATCGGCATGAGATTCACATTCATGGCGGCAGGAACGAATACCGGACCCGCCACTTTGAACGTGAATGGGGTCGGCGCCATAAACATCGTCAAGGACAACAATCTGACGCTCGTTGGCGGTGAAATTCTTTCTGGAACGGTCGTGGAGTGTTACTACGACGGCATAAATTTTCACTACATCAATGTGCGACCAAGCATGGTTCTGCTCAACAGAACCGTGGCAAGCGGGGCATCGGCTGTGTCGTGGGGGTCGTCCGTTTTTACCTCGGCGTATGGCCGATGGTACTTGCAGATCACAAACATGTCGTTTTCAACAACGGCAGATTTCTTGATGCAGTTTTCAACCGACAACGGCGCAACCTGGGTCAACACGGGCAACGTGTACGCAAGGTATGGGACCACAGCGCAAACTGCGACTGGTACAAATGTTCAAAACGTAAGCGCCACCAACGATTCTTCCATAAGTTTTGGCACTGGGTTCACGACTGCTTATCGAGTCTCAGCAGATATTTTTATAGATATAGTCAACCAATCAATGATTAGAGTTTCGCAAAGCTGGTTTGCAAGCGGCGTGCAACAGGGAGCGACTACTGGTATGGGCGGCATTAGTTCAGTGGCTAATGCTTTTAGGATTACTACAAACACGGGCACTATTTCGGGAACCTTTGCCATCTATGGGATTAGGAACTCATGAGTGTGAAAATCTACGTAGACGGCCGCGAGGTGCTCCTCACTTCGCCGCAGGACATCGCCGCGTTCGAGGCGGCGCGCCCCACCCCCACGCTTGTGCAGGCCAAGGCGGCAGCCGACACGCGAATTACCACCGACCGCAACGCCGCCCTGTCGTCTCTTACTGCCGTTTGGGACGGCGACACATGGGACGCGAACGAGGAAACCAGCAACCGCATTGCTAACGCCCTCTCCATGATTCGCGAGGCAGAGTCCCAGAACATGTCGGTTCCCACCTCCATCAACTGGCGCACCGCTGACAACCGTTCCCGGGCGTTGACCATCCCGCAGTTGACCTCGATGGGCGCGGCGGTGTTTGGGGCGCAGCAGATGGTCTGGGCGCGCAACGCCTTGCTGAAGGACGCCATCCTCGCGGCCACGACGGTCGCCGAGGTGGAATCCATCGTCTGGTAGTCCAGACTGTGGACATCACCGCAGCAAGCCGGTTTGACCGGACGGACAAGCGGGCCTTCGAGTGGTGGAACTTGGCCCATCTGGTGACGCACCGGCAGATTTACGCTGCCTGCCTCGACCAGTCGCTTGTGACGCAGTTCATGCCGGTGGACTATGATCCGAAGAACGAGAACTGGGCCGAGGACCACCAGCTTATCCACAACAGCCTCTATGAGGCGTTGGGACTGGAAGGCGCGAACCCGGACCTTGGCGACCTCGACTTCGAGGACGCAGAAGCCTGGGAAGCTTGGCATCTTGACCACGAACTGCTTCATCAGCAGATCAAGGACGCATTAGGACTCTGATATGGCAATCTCACGAGGAACGGTCGGACCCGGCGGCGCGCAATTCGGCATGGGGGCCGGCGGCCCATACAGGTTCGACTACACGCAAAAGGGTAGCGGCCTTTGGGCGTCTGGCATCGATCCGAATTCGCCGGACGTCCAGCGCCTGGCGGAAATCTCGATTGCCAACCTGCCGCCCAAGGAGCGCGCGAAAGTCCCGAAAGTGGCCGGCCCCCGCAGCACCCAGCCCATCGACGCCGCCAGCGCGCTGGACGCCTACCATCGCGATGTCGCCCGGCAAATCCAAAAGACCAACAGCTTCTTCGATTCGACGCTGGGCAAGGTGCTGGGCACAGTGGCGACTATCGGCGCCGGGTTCCTTCCGGGCGGCCAATTCCTTGCGCCGGTAGTCGGGGCAGGCATCGGCGGCGCGAAGGGCGGATTGAAAGGCGCCGTGCTGGGCGGCCTTGGCGGCTATGCGGCCGGTCAGGGTGCCGGGTTCCTGAAAGGCGCGGCCGGGAAGGCAGGCGGCGCTGCGGCGTTCAAGGCATCACCAAGCGCATTCGCCAAAAATGTCGCAGGCCAGACTGCCACGGCGGCCAAGAACGCCGTCATGAACCCTGTGAACGCTTTAACGGGCGGCGGCAAGATGGCTGCGCAGAAGGCCTTGGACGCGACCGCAACGGCTTCTAGCGCCGCTCCTGCGGCCCTGCGGGGCGGTTTGACGACCGCTGCGGGGGCGGGGCGTGCGTTGCCGGTCATCGCGCCCGTTGCCCCTGCCACCGGGCTGGCGAAGGTGGGGGCTGGCCTCACCGGACTTGCTGGGCGCGCGCTGGATACCTTGCTGGAGAATCCGTTGGGTGCTGGGTCGCTGGGGCTGGCGGCATATCAGGCCATCAAGGGTCCGCAACTCAGCACTGGCGAGAAAACGGTTGCTGCTCAGAATGCGCAGACCAACCAGCTGACGAGCTCGCTCATCTCGCGCTACCAGTCCGGAACGCTGGACCCGAATGATGAGCGGGCGATCGAGGAATGGCGCCGTGGGAGCCGCGCGCAGGTCGAGCAGTTCTTCGTGAATGCGGGCATTCCGGACTCTACGCAGAAGCTCGACATGCTCCGCGACATTGACTCCAAGGCGCTTGCCATGCGCGATCAAGTCCGCCAGAACTACGCCTCGGCGGCGATGAGCGGGGCGAACGTCTCGAGCAATGCTGCGTTCGCGCTGGGGCAGTTGCAGAACCTGGGAGACGCGCAGGCCAGTCAGGCTTTGAACCAACTCCTGCAAGCCGCGGCGATTGCGGGCGTACCTTCGGCGCGAGGGCAGCGTCTGCCAGAGGGGGTTTGATATGGCAACCGCACGGGGACAAGGTGGCCTGACTGCTGGTCAGGGGGCGAATGAACTGACCGCCATCCCGCTGCCTGAGTCGTTCCGGCGAGGGTCCGGCCCGGTGGCGGCTGCGGCCGCGCCTCCGCCGCAGGTTGGCGTGGATGCGTTGCTGGGCAGGCAGGGCATCCCCGCGCCAGTCGCACAGCCGCTGGGTGACTATTCGGTCGAGCCGGTTTTCGCGCCTCTGCCGCAGCCCAGCGAACAGACGGTCATGCTGCGCCAGAGTCTGGCCGAGGTGCAGGGTCGTCTCAATGACCAGGCTGTGCAGGATGAGATCAATCGCGCCAAGTTGATGGAGAACTACGTGTCCTCTGTCACCGCTCCTCTCCCGTCGATGGAGGAGCGCCCGCGCCTTCCTGATGCTCCGGTGATGGAGAACTGGCAGGCGATGGTTCGCGACCAGATGCCGCTGTTTGCGCTGATCGCAGTTCTCGGTGCCGCCGGCACGCGGCAGCCCATCCTGAACGCGATGGGAGCCATGACCTCGGCGACGATGGCTCTGCGCAATGGTCAGTACGAGGAGTACCAGCGTGCGCTGAAGCAGTGGGAGGTTGAGAGCAAGGTCGCGTTGGACAAGATCGAAGCATGGCAGGCGAGGCGAAAGGAAATCCTTGACAGTCGCACCCTGTCCATTGAGCAGAAGAAGGCCATGCTCGAAGCCTTTGACTCCAACGCGAAAGCCCGACAAGGCTTGATTCAGCGGCAGGTCGATGATTTGTCTGGATGGCTTGAGATGAGCCAGGAAGACGACAAGACCTTTCAGGCCGCTACGGCTGCGAGAGCGACCGCACTGAACACCGCGCAAGCTACAAATGCCCGTCTCGGATTGTCTGCTGAGATTGCGGAGCGGCGAGATCTCCGTGCGCAGCGTGCAGACACTCGCGCCGAACTGATGATGACGGTAAATGCTGAGCTGGCGAACCAGAGAGTCGCTATCGCCAAGCAAAAGCTGAAGCAGGAAGAGCGCAGGTATGCAAGCGAGGATCGCAAGACTCAGTTGCAGATTGAGAATCTTCAGGCGAGGAGGGAGGAGGTTTCCTCTCGCTTGAAAGTTGCAGAGGCCAGACTGAAGCTGGCAGAGAATGAAGATCAGCGCAAAGCACAAATTCACGACCTTGAAGTGCAGCGCAAGCAGTTGGAGATCAATGCCAAGGAACTCGCGGCGGCTTCGATGAGTTCCGAAGATTTCAACAAGGCCGACAAGATGCGTGCGAATTACGAGAAGCGCACCAAGGTCTGGTATGACGGCTTGGAGGCCATGGACAACATCATGAACGTGGGGGACGCACCTATCGGGAAGCAGTTGGCCATGAGTTGGCTGCAAAGCCTGACTAGAGGCAGGATCAATACGAACTATCAGCTTCAGATGATTGCCAACACGGGCGACCTCGGCACGCGCATCGAAAACACCATCAGCATGTGGGCGAGAGGCGTCCCCGGCCCGCAGGCAGAAGCGAACCTGCGAGAACTCATTCGCGCTCTCGCGCCCATCTATCAGGCCAAGATTCGTGAAGCAGGCGTCGATGTCATGCAAGATGTGCGGCGAGTATTCGCCGGAGCCAGCGCTGAAACCCAAGGCGCGGTTGCACAACTTATCATCCCAGACCGAATTCCCGGCCCCAATTTCGAGTAGTCGATATGCCAACACTGGACGAATTTGAAAAGCAGTGGCTTGAGCAGAACAAGATCTCGCCCGCTCCAGTAACGGAGTACACCGAGGAATACACGGTCACGCCGGGCGGATACACGCGCGAAGAGAAAAACCGCCTGCGCGAGCAGCGTGCAGAGGCTCGCAACGTTCTTGGATTTCCGTCTGTCGGCCGCGCAATGGAATTGGCCAAAGAGGGGACTATTTCTGGGGCTTCCGGTCTTTCGACATTCCCCCTCACCGTCAATACCCTTGCAGCCAAGGGAATGGCCGCTCTGCTGCCAATCGATCCGCTGAAAAAGATGGCGGCATCTGCAGCTTCAGCTGAAGAAGCTGCGCGCGGAGCGCTTGAGCCTCGCATCAGGGGACTGCTGTCCGGAACGCTTGAGGCAGTGCCAAACCCGATGGTGCCGCGAGAGGGCGAAGTGCTGCCCGAGATGATTCCGCCGGAAACTCACTACGAAAAGGTCATCTATCGCGCCGGCGAGTTTTTCCCCGAGGCTGTGACCGCCGCCACCGCAACGCGAGCGCTGCTCGGTACTTCAGCACCCGGAGTCCTCGGCGCTGCAGTTGGTGGTCTGCGCGCCATCCCCGGTGCCGCCGGGTCTTCTGCGGGCTTGGGGGCGGTGTCAGTCATTGGCGAGGAGGTGGGCGGAATCCTTGGCAGGCCTTTTAGCGTGGAAGAGGAGGGCCGAATTTTCGGGCGAATCACTGCCGAAGTTTTGGGCGGCGTTGGGACGCAAGCTGGCGGGCGTGCGGTGGTCGGGACTGCCGCTGAAGCGGGCCGGAAGATTCTTGCGCCTGTATATCGCAGATCGATCGAAGCGGCGCGGCGCGTGTTCGACCAACGCTCTCTCAACGCTCTTGGCCCTGATGCCGTCGCTGGCATGGATCGACTGCAGGACAAGCTCGACCAGTTCTTCGCTACACGCACCGGGCAGCAATTGCGGCTGGCAATGGAGGGCCGAAAGGCCGCATCCGAGGAGGTCGTGCGCGCTGCCGAGCAGGCGATGGCGGACATGGGCATGCCCCTGACCATCGACCTTGCAACCCGCACTGGCGCTGCTGAGATGCAGAATCTCATGAAACAGTTGGAGCGCAAGTCTGAGGCCATGCGGTCACGCAAGGTTCAGCAGGAGAAAGCGTTAGAGGAGGGCATTGAGCGCTTCAAGAGCCAACTGTTTGCCGGCCAGCGGCAAATGAACCTGCCGTCCCTTGCGGAGGAGACGCTGGCGGGCATCATCCAGCGGCAAGAGGCGAAGATCGCCTTGTATGAGCAGCGGATGAACGAACTGGCGTCCCAGGTCAGGCGCGAGGGCGCATCGTTTGAGTCAGTCGGACGGCAGGCCCGTCAGATATTGGCGGATGAGCGCAACGCGACGAAGATCTTGTTCCAGGGCGAATACCAGAGCCTAGACCACCAAGGCAATGCGATCGCCGCGCAACTCCCAGAGGGCGGGTATCGGCTCGACAACATTCTGGGCTACATCGAGCAGATTCGAACCCAGCAGCCGACCTTGTTCGATCAAGTCCACTCTGCCATCACCCGGTACGATCGCGCCGGCCAACGACTTGTCATCAAGGAAAATCCTGCGGACGCCTCCGACATCCTGCCGGATACCGGAGATTTCCCGGAACTCATGTCGTCAGAAGAACTGGCGAACCCATCGCTTGCAAACGCAGATGCGATCGTGAAACGGCAGCGCGACGAGGACGCATACAAGGGGACGCAGGAATACCCCGGCGGTCAGATCTCCGTCGATGTGTCCAAGTTCCAGCCCGTGTCGTTCGCAACCCTGCGCCACCTTCGACGCGACATCGGCTTTGCGTTGCGCTCTTCGCCTCAGCAGCTCCGCGGCCCTCTTATGCAGTTGCAGCGTCTCATAGATGCAGAGATTGCCGAGAAAACGCCGGAACTGTTCGACATGTTCCAAGCGCTTCAGCGGTCGTATGCGACACAGTTCATCGAGCGCTACAAGCGCGGAATCGGCGGCAGGATTCTGTCTGCAGACCGGGAAGGAACCTTCACGACCCTCGACAGTTCTCTGTTGGACATGCTCTGGAAGGCGGGCGCGGACGGGGCTATTCAGATTAGAGCGCTGGGGCTGGACCGCATGCGCCCCAATCCGCTGCTGACCGTCGCGCTGCGAAAACTCGCCAAGTCGATCGGCAGCGCAGAGCCATCCGTCGCGGCCAAGAAGTTTGGAATCTTCGTGGAAGACAACCGCGAATTTCTGGAGGCGGCCAACCTCACGCCGTACTTCACCGACATGCGGACCAGCATGGAGGCGCTCAACGACTCTCTTCGCATCGCGAAAGAGGAAACGAAAATCGTAGATCGCGAATTGCTGCGGGAAATAATTGGGGGATTGGAAGTCCCAATCGGAGGGAAGGAAGACCTTGGCGGGAAACTCAGGACGATGGTGGCAAACCGCCGAGATCGCGAAACCCTCACGAACATGATGGCATCGCCTGGAATGGAGCCGTTCAGGGATGCGGTGCTGAGAACCATGATGGAGGGAATGGACAGAAGCCAGACCCCATTTGATGACATGGTTGCGCTGCAAGATGTTCTTCGCCCCCTGTATGCCACCAAGAGTCCAGAGTCATTCGATAAGACCCTAGCGCTCGCGGCGATCGTGCAGACGAGGAAAATGACAAGCCCGCAGGCATTTCCGCAAGGGCTTGAGTCAATCGCGTCCCAAGACCCCGTACAGCGCGCTACCGGAACAAGCGCTGTCGCCGTCCTTGGTCGAGCGCGATCTGTCGTCATGGGGTACATGTCGAAACTCTATGCGGCCTTCGACATCCTTTCTCGCTACGGCATCAAGGTCAGTCGCGAGCGGGCGGACCAATTGCTGATGGACGCGATGTATGACGAGAACGCCAAAGATGCGCTGCTCAATCTGACATTTGCGCTTGATCGCCCGAACATCGACCTGAGCGGCGTCAACCGAGCGGTCGGTCGCTGGAACAGGTATGCCATCGAAAACGGCCTGACCGTCCTGCTGTTCGAGGCCACCGAGCCCGCGCGCACCCCGCCGCCAGAACTTCTCCCGTGGGTGGACTGATGGCATCCAAAAAGGCCAAAATTGACCTGACAGACGACATCCGTTCCGCCCTGCGGCGGGAACTGGACGGGCTGGACGGGCATGCGGAGTTGGCCGACCGCATGGCGATCATCGACCGGGCCATCAAGTTCGAAGCCATGCGAAGGAAGGGCGGGGACGACGAGTACGGCTCCGCATTTAACGACGAAGAGGAGGGATGATGTCCGAATCTGCTGCCGCGGTCCTGCTGTTGCGGGCCGCTTTGGAGAACAAGATTGCAATGCTGGTGGCCATGGTAACGGCCGCCGCTGGGTTCGCCTGGTGCCTGTACGCGCCGGACTGGATCCGGTTCACCAGCGCCACGACCTACACGTTTCTGACCTACATCGCCGTGCTGCGCGGCCACAAGGAGGACGCTCCGTGAAGACCATCGAAGCCTACATGCCGGAAGACCTGGTGAGCGCAGATCCGCGCAAGACCAAGTTGGAGAAGCGCCCGTACTTGCCGCAGTTCAACACGCGCGACCTGTCCCAGAGCCGGGATGGAGTCTGCGTGCCGTGCGTGATGCCGAACACCATCAAGCGGCTGCGGGCGAAGTGATCGAAACGCTCTCCCAGAAGCAGTGGCGATTCCTCCGGTACGTGGGGAAGCTCGTCGCTTGGGCAGAGCGTGAAGGCTATGCCCTGACCGGCGCGGAACTGTTCCGGTCGCCGGAGCAGGCCGCCATCCATGCCACCCCGGGCACATCCTTGGAGATAGCCGCAGGCCGGATCGAGGACATCTGCCCAGCGATCGCCCGGGAGTTCCGGGCGCTGGCCAAGCGGCGCGTGGGGGTGGCAGGTCGGGAGATGTCGATCCACCGTGACCGCCTGGCCATCGACCTGAACCTGTTCATAGATGGGCGCTGGCAGCAGGACTCTGCCGCCTACGAACCGCTGGGCGTGTACTGGGAGTCTCTTGGCCCGGACTGCATCTGGGGTGGACGCTTCTCCATGCCGGATGGTAATCATTTCTCACTGCGACATGATGGGCGGGCCTGACATGGACACCGATAGCTCTCGCGAGGCGGCCAAGGCCGTCACGGACTACAACATCCTGACTTATCTGTGGGTGGTGGCGCTGTCGGTCTGGGGCGGCGTGGTGTCGTGGGTGACCAAAGTGCGCCGCGGAGAGATCAGTCCCATGTCGTTCCTTGAGTTGATTGCCGAAGTGGTGGTGGCCGGGTTCGTCGGCATGCTGACGTTCTGGCTGTGCGAAAACGCCCAGTTGGCGCCGTTGCTGACCGCCGCCATGGTCGGCGTGTCCAGCCACATGGGCACCCGCGCCCTGTTCCAACTGGAGCGGTTCTTCTCGTCCAAGTTTCCACACAAGGAGTCATGACATGCCGAAGGGCACGAAGGTTGAGCGATGCTATACCGGACTGAAAAAGTCGATGCCGAAGGGGCGCGCTGCGGCTATCTGCCAGAAATCGACCGGCCTCGCGCTGGCGACCGGCAAGCCCCCGAAGGGAAAGCGCGCTAAATGATGAAGAGGCCATGGATGGCTGATGGATCTGGAAAGTCTGCGGTTCTCGCAGGTCGTGCGGGTGGCGTTGATCATGACGACAGCGCCCCTGTCGTGCTGGTCCGCGCTACGCGACCTTGACGCAGTCGAGAACGATGCTGTGATTGGAATAGGCGAAACCATTGCAGAGCTCATAGGCAAGGTCATCGACCGGACCTGGCCCGACCCTGCCGCCAAGGCGATGGCGGCACTGGAAATCCAGAAGCTGGTGCAGGCCGGCGAGTTCAAGGCCATCGATGCCGAACTCGAGCGCGCTCGCCAACAGACGGCGGTGAACGAGGTCGAAGCAGCCAACCCCGACAGGTTCGTCAGTGGTTGGAGGCCGGCAGTGGGTTGGGTGTGCGCAAGCGCGCTGTTCTGGCACTACATCGGCCGCCCAGTCGCGACTTGGGTGTTGCTGATCAGCGGCGGCACGACGCCGATCCCCGCGGTCGAGCTAGGTGACCTGCTCGTGATTCTCGTCGGCATGCTGGGACTGTCCGGCATGCGCTCCTACGACAAGGTAAAGGGTACCGCCCTGCACTAACGCAGGCAGAAGATCCTGAACCCGCCGTTCTCCTTACGCGACGCGAACTTTTTCCCCGTCTTCTTCCCCCAATAACCGAGCGCGTATGACACGCGATGTCTGCGCGTGTCGTTGACCAACCGCGATTGCCCCTGCTTCATGCGCTGGAGCCAGTCCCAAGTGCGCCGCTCGTCAGGAGCAATTCCTTCGTCAAATTCTTCCACAATTCTGACTTCCTTGATATCCTATACATCCGTTACATTCTAGCACTGGAGGAAGGGAATGCGTTACTACGTAGTGGACTGCGAGCTTGGCGCCGAGAAGATGCGGTTCATGGTCAAGGCGCAGAGCAAGGCTGCGGCCCGCAAGTTCGTGACCGACAAGGTCACGGAGGCAAGCATCGCAGATCAGGATGCCCTCGTCGACTGGGTGCGCGCCGGACTGCCGGTCAGCGAGGCCACGGAGACGGCGCAGGAGGCGTCGGACGTCGAAGGGTAGGCAACGGTAGCTGGCGGCGGGAAGGACGCCGCCAGCGGCCACAGGAGGCCATATGGAAGCGGTGGCAGAGGCGGCAGGGTGGTTATTGGTGATCATGGTGGCAGTGGCGGTTGCCGAAGCCGTAGTGGACACGCTCCAAGAGCGAAAGCGCAGAAAGTGAGGACATCGTGGGTTGGTGGTTTTTTCTCGCATGGCTGGATACTGGGTTGCCGCACACTGCGGCGATCTACACCGGGCTGGACGAACAGCGGTGCTTGCAGGTCGCGGACGAACACCTCGAGCAACAGCAGGAGCGTCCCGAACGGTTCGTGGAGCTTCTGTACCTAGGCTGTGTGCGCGGTAGCGCGCCGAGGAGGATGTGATGCAGCGAACCTACGCCGGCCTGCAACGGCCCGACTGTGAACGCGAGCCGCCGGACTGCGAGGACTGTCTCAGCCGCGACGCGATGCTGGACGAACTCCAGCGCGACCGCGACCAGTACATGGCCTGGTACGCGCTCGCCGATGCCGAGCGCCGCCAAGCGCAGGCCGAGGTCGAGCGGCTGGAAAAAGACAACGCCGAATGGCAGGACGGCTACTCCGCTTTGACCGCCGAGGTCGAGCGGCTGCGGGTGATTGTTGAGCGCTGCGCCGAAAAATGCGTTTGCGGAGCAATAGGGGAATCAGAATGAGCTCGAAACGACTAACGCCGAACAAAATCGCCAATCTAATCATGGCGAATGACGCATGGCATGACAGCGAATATGTCGCGGCAGCCGACTATGACGCCGCTCTAGTCCGCGCCGAGAAAGCCGAAGCCGAGCTCGAGCGGCTGCGGGCTGACGCCGAACGGTATCGGTGGCTTCGGGACGCGCCGGCATGGGGTCAGAGCGTTTGTTACGCCTTCAGCGAGCGCTTGGATAATCCCGGCGAAATCGACGCCGCCATCGACGCGGCGAGGAGGTGAGGGATGAGCGATACCGACAACGGCGGCCCGGCGTTTCCCGGCGTCGATGAGCAGGGAGACTCATATAACGGCATGACCCTGCGCGACTACTTCGCGGCTAAGGCGATGCAGGGATTGTTGCAGGGCGCTTATATGGACATGACCTATGAAGGCGAACCTGCCGCATTGGCTCATGAGGCATATCGCATAGCTGACGCGATGCTGAAAGCGCGAGGTGAGGGATGAGCACACTATTGGAAGCGCTTGCCGACATGCGGCACTACATCCGCTGCGGAACTGAAGCTCCCGAGCAATGCCCTGCGTGCGTGCGGTACGACGCGCTGCAAGTCGAGGTGCTTAAGATCATGGCCGAGCGCGATGCGCTGCGGGCTGAAATTGGCGAGTCGCGGCGAGATACGGATCGTCTACGCGACATCTTCAGAGCAAACATGCTGCGCTACGTTCCGGGCGTGACGCATGAGCAGATTGACGCGGCATTAGATGGCGAGCGGTGTTTCGTGAATCCCAAGCCAGACGCCGCCATAGACGCGGCGCGAGGAGATGCCAGTGATTGACCACGACATGATCGCCTGCTGGAAAATCAATTATGGCCTTGACACGCGCACTCCGGCCGACGCAATGCGCTATTGGGATGAGCGTTGCAACGGAATGGCTCCAGCGGGCGCGGTTGCCGCGCTTGGGTTATGCATTGAACATATCGAACGCCTCGAGACTGATCGCATCGCGATGCGGCACGAATTGGAAATTGAGCGTGCTCGGTTGGCCGCTTGCGGCGTCGTCGCAATGAGCAATACGCCAGAGTCAGCCGCTGTCGCGCGGCAACTACAACCGGATTACCGCAGCGCATCTTGCGATGACGTAGCGACAGCCGTAGACCGCGAAATGTCGCTCCGCGCCGAGCGCGATGCGCTGCGGGCGGCGGCGTCTTACTTCGCGCACTGCCCTCAATGCGCCAGCGCGGAGACGTGCGCAGACGGCTGCACGTTTGCGCTTGACGCGCCGAACGACCACCAGCACATGTTGCTGCTACGGTCGGCGTTGCGCGAATAGACGCCGCCATCGACGGGGCGCGAGGGGAGGGGAAATGAATTACTCAGACGCATTCGAAAATTTTTGGGTTAAGTACGGCAGCGACGAAGGCCTATCAGTCAGCGAGAAAGGGTCCAAGCGCGAAGCGTACAAGGCCTGGGACAAAGCATTGGCGAAGTGGCAACGCGACGAGAATGTGCCGGCATCCGAGGCCGAGCAGGAGTTCGCACGCAAGATTGCCCACGGTTACGGCATCGCCTCTCGCAACAGGAAGGCCCTGATGCGTTCGAAGCGGTTCTGCCCGCGCTTGCCGATGGCCTCGACGTATCTGCACCAATGGCGCTGGGAAGATGCACTGGACGTTGGGACATCGGAAATTGCAGAGTCGAATGCGCCGGCAATCATGCGGACGTGCGACCGTCCGGGATGCCAGGCGCCGCCCATCGGCCGCACAGCGGAAGGCGGGTGGATCTGCAAGGCGCACGACTTGGAAGACTGGTACCGGAATGTCCGGCTATCCGTCGACCCGATCCGCATCAAATGGTCGCCGCGTCTCATGCAAGAAAGGTATCCGCGTGCCCAAAACGAGAGCTGGCCGGACTGGTCGCGCCGCGTCGCCCGCGAAATCGTCCGCAATGCCAAACCCGGCAGTGCGCTTGCCGCCCTCGGAAGCCGAGGCGGCCGCCAGGAAGACGTACGAGACATTTCGGGATGACCCCCGCATGGTGGCGCTGGTGAAGGGCGACGAGCCTCTCCAGCGCTTCCTGCGCGAGCTTGTAGAGCATTTCGGCCCGGTCGACGTATCATGGGTCGATGGGCCGGTATGGGAACTTTCGACGGGAGATGACGCGGAAGCTGGGCGGCACGGCATCCAGCCATACCCTCGCGCCCGCAAAGCCCTCGAAGGCCATCCGACCGTCCCCGCCACTCGAACACGAAATCCAGAAGGCGTTCGTCGCGATGGTGAACATGCTCCCAGACCCGGCAGTCAGGGTCGCCTTTGCGATCCCGAACGCCGCCAAGCGGTCGTACCGGGTGATCGCGATGCTCAAGGCGGAGGGTTTCCGGGCGGGGATGCCTGACTGGTGCCTGCCCGTGCCGCGGGGACAGTACTGCGCCCTCTGGATCGAGTTCAAAAGGCCTGGTGAAAAGGCACGCCCCGAGCAGGCCGCAATGCACGAACTGCTCAGGGCGGAAGGGGCGTCAGTGCAGATCCACACCGACGCCCACGAGGCACTGCAGGCGGTAAGAGACTACCTGTCTCTCGGTCGTCAGTATAGCGGCCTGTCGGAGGTCAGCCCGCAGTCCTCGCAGCGGTAGAAGGTCGTCTGGCGATCGTGCTCGCAGACATCGACCGGACGTTCGCCGCGAGCCTCGCGGATTTCATCCCGCAGCCCGCTCACGGGCAGTTCCCGCGCCTTCTCCAGCCAGGCCTCGCGCTCTTCAGGCTCCATCTTGACCGGTAGCAGCTTGACCAGCCGATCCATCGCGATGCCTTCCAGCAGATGGGGCAAGTCCCCGAACCGCCGGTAGACCGCGATGCAGTTGTAGGCTGACGACCGCCGCAAGCCCACCTCGACCAGGAACTGGTCAAAGGACTTGATGTGCTCGCCGGCATGCGCGTGCAGGCCGGTGTCCTGGACATGCGCCAGCAGCGCTCCAATCTGCACGTAGTCCATGCAGATGCGCCCGTGCAACTCCCGGACGCGCTGCATTATCTGCCATAGTTCTTCGACCGGCGTGAGTTCGCCGGCTGGCGTCACAGAAAGTTCCGCCATAACTGCTCCTCTTCCCATGACCCGGGCTTGACCGCTGGCACGCGACGCCGGTCCAGCACCTCGCGCAGCATCTTCGTCGCCGCCTCGCGCGACCCTACCTGCCGGGTTTCCAGCAGGTAGAGCGCCGCACGGGCGATGCTCTCCAGATCATGCTCATCAGCCATCGACATCGGCCTCCACGGCTTCAGGAGAGGCCGCAGGAGCGTACCTGCACACCGCCCTGACCGGACAGTAGGACTCGCACCTCACCGCCCGCCCACGCCGCTCCACGACCGTCTGCTTGCTCGCTTGCGCCGCCAGCACCTCCGCCTCAAAGGGGTTGTCAAACACGCGCACGGCGGTCTTCCTGCCCTCCTTCATCACGGCCCAGGTGCTGGGGCGGACCCAGCGCTCCTCCGGGGAGCACGGTGTCGGCGCGGCATGCGCCTGCAGGCGCTCCCGCAGGAACTGGTCGCATTCGGCCTCAGACCACAGCGGCTGCGGCACGACCACGACCATGCTGCCGGGGTAATCGCCGCCGGCGAGGGCCTTCCCAGCGCTCCAGTCGCGCAAGAACACGATGTTCTGCACGCGGGTCACGGTGTGGCCGGCTTGGCGCATGCCGTGGGCATACAGGTTCAGCTGCTGCGCCCACTCCGCGCGACCGCCCAAGACCAGCGACCAGACCGAGGTGACCTTGTAGTCGGTCAGGATGCCGTCCTGCGTGGACAGCAAGTCGGGGTGCCCGATGACGTAATCGTCGCCGGCACTGATGCGAATCGGCTCCTCGACGATGTGCTCTGCCGGGTCGGCGTGCTTCTCCAGCAGGTCATGCACCGCAGTGCCGAACAGCGACCAGACGCTTTCGCTCGCGTCGGCCTCCAGTTCGTCCCAGTGGTTGACGAGCAGCATGCGCTGCCATGCAGGCCCGATCAGGCCCGTCACCGACAGCCTGGAAGGGTCGGGGCGGCGTTGCCGCTGCTCCACGAACCGCACGAAAGGGGACGGAAGCCCCATCTTGTTGGTCAATTTCATTATCGCCTCCTCTAGAACGGGATTTCGTCGTCGAGGACCGGCCCGGTGCCGCTTGATTCGGCATCCTGGATCCGCTCACTGAGCAGTTTTTTGAGCCACGCGGACAGGCGCTCGTAGGTTGCCTGATTGTGGAACTCCGGGCTGTAGACCAGCGGCTCATTCACCGCTGGCGGAACCTGCATGCCTTTGGGCAGCGACGTGACCGCGATCACGTCCGCGTAGGTGTTGCCGTTATTCGCCTTACGATGCGCTACCTGAACCATGCAGGCCCTGCCGATGAGCTTGGTCAGGTCGAAATCGACCGCCTCTTCGTCGGTCAACTTGGACCCGCGCCACCCCTCCACGAACTTCCGCAGGGTGGCCTTCTCATGCATCGAGTAGGTCAGTCGGGCGCTGATCGTGAACGGCCGCCCGTCCTCCATCGGTTCGTCAGGCAGTTCCCAGCCCAGATGCACGAGGTGCTTGAGCTTGGTCTCCCCCTGGTAGGTCTTCTCGTGCAGACCAAGGTCTACCAGGGCGTACAGCCTTGCCGCGTGGTTGCCGGCCGGGCACGGCGTGTATTCACTACTTCCGGCGTTTTCATGTTTAGGCTTAGGGAACATGCACTATCTCCTTTTCGTTGAACTCAACCACCATTTTCGGCTCGCCCTGACGCGCGTATCGCGCCGCCATGGCAGTTCCAATCCACTTCCCATCTGCATCCTCCATCAGGATGGAAACGGTGCTCAGCACCACGCCGTCTTGATGCAGCTCATGGGTCAGGTTGACCGACACCTTGCGCGTTGAATTAAAGCTCACAATCGTGCTCACGCTCGTACCCTCCTTTTACACTTGCTACAACGACACTCGACAGACCGCCGGTCATGCGACCATTCATGGCCGCACCGACATTGAATCCGCTGATACATCCCGCGTCGCCTCAATGGGTCGCGCACCCAGCACCGCGGGCATCGCCGCGGGCGTGGCGTAAGCGGGGTCCATTTGTGCCCGCATGACGGGCAGCACACCGGCTCAGACTCAGAATTGCTTGAATTCGACATTCTGCTCACGCTCCACCAGACCTAGTTCGAAAATCAGATGGGTCAGCAGGTCGCTGGGCATGCCAGCCTCGGCGGCCCAGGCCACTACGGCAGCAGATTGGGACATGCGTTCGCGTTCCAGATCGCTCTGGGCCTGAGCATCGTCGTCAGGGATATAGATCACAGTCACCTCCACAAGGTCAGTCAACACACAGGCTGAGATCATAACAACCTGCATAATCTATGTCCAGAGTCTGGACGGCCTTGCCGTCCAAGCCCAATTTTATGGGCGGCCAGTAGCGCCTGAAAATTTGACTCCGACCCCAAAAAACTGAAAATCTCAGCATCGCCTCAGGCCCGCTGGGCGGGCGGCGGGCAGCCGGGGCGGCGGGCGGTCGGGGCGGCTGGGACGGCCGAGGCGGCCGGGGCGGCCGGGGTGGTCGGGGTGGTCGGGGTGGTCGGGGTGGTGCCGAGGTGGTCGGGGTGGTCAAGCGCTGGCACCCAAAAAAAGGGCCGCTCGAGGCGGCCCGGAGTTCGAAGGGTGACAGCCTAAAGGAACATGGCCAAAACGACGCACGCCGCTAGGAGCGCCAAGCATGCCGAGTACCCGACAGCATCGACCGCCATGCGCAATGCCGCGCGCATCGCCGCGCGCTGCCGTGCGACACGCTCGAGGCGCCGCAGTCGGCGGATCCGCTCCCGCGGCATCTCGGGGCGTGCCATCATGCGGCGACCGCCGCTCATGGTTGCGCCTCGCACACAAGATCAAACCACGACCGCGCGCCGGTCGCGAGTGCTCGCCCGTCGGCGCCGAACAACTGCGCCACGCCCAGGTCATCGCGGCAGATGGCCACGGGCGCGCCCCGATCGCCAGCCGCGACCGCGACGCACACCCACCGCCGGCCGCGGCGGTCCAAATAAACCCTTGACTCGCGTAACAAAATCATCGGCCGGATCTCCGCGCCAGTCCCCGCAGCTGATCATCGGACAGCCGGCGCGCAGCTGCGCCTAGGCCGTGGTCGAAAATCGCGATCCCACGCGGGCCGGCCGCACTGGTTCCGGCGCACTGCCGGCAGCTCGCACAATCGAGGCGCGCGCCCGTCTCACGCGCGGCTGGACACGCCGCTTCGCCACTGGCTCTTTTGGCTTCGTCGGCGCGCCGGATGTCGATCACGCGGAACGTCCGCCATCCGGCGGCCTGAGCCCTGTCGCGCTCGACCGCGGAGTCTACTGAGGCCATGCACCATTGCCGGATCGCCCGGGCGTTGGCGCGCACTATGGGATCAGGATGATCCCACTGATGCGAGTACCCCGTGGCCAGCCGCGCGTGGCGCAAGATCGCGCGCCACGTCGCGACGCTGACGGCTGCCGGGTCGCCATAACTGCCGAGCCTAACGTCGAATCCGCGCAACCACTCGGCTGCATCGGCGAGCGTGTCGGCGCGCGCGTAGCGTCCAGCCTGTAACGCGCGGTAAACGGCCCTGGGCGCGTTGTCGACCCGGACGTAACATTGCGTCGCGGTGGCCGGCTCGCGACGCGCTCGGGCGTCGGCGCGCAATGCGCGGGCGACAGTCGGCCGGAGCCGACATGATCCGCACACGCTCGCATCTGCGCCCGATTCGATGGCGCGCCGCGGGAGCAGGTCCGCGCGGATGATCCAGGACTGGATCAAGGCTCCCGTCTTGGGATTATCTGACCCGCGCTGACCGCGCGCCGGCCGGCCGGTAAAGATCACGTAGATCTCAGCGCCGTCGATCAGGGACGGGAGCGGGCCGATTGCTAGGGATGACCTGATCATGCTTAGCCTCCCAGCGCGCGCAGCGCTTGCCCGCGCCGCGTCGCCAGCCATGCGCGCATGGCGTCTTCGCGCTCGTCGCGTGACTCGGTCTGGCCGATGTATTCGGCCATCTGCTCTCGCAGATCGGCGATTACTGCTTCGCAGATCGCAACGCGCAAAGCCTGGCGGATTGCCGTCTCGTGATCGTCGTCGCGCGGCAATACCGGCAGACTGCAGGTTTCCCATCCGTCGACGTCATCCGGGCTCGCTGGCCAAGGTTCGTTGGACAGCGACGCCGCATGCCCTTCAGCCGCGTCGCGGATCGCGGCCAACTCGTCTTCCGACAATTGGCCTGGGATCTCAACAATGCCGATATACGCTATCTCGCCGCCCGCCCAGCGAATGGCAAAAACGCGCTCCGGCTCGTTGTGGATCCGCCCGCGAATGTCGTCGGCCCAGTCCGGACCCTCGTCGGTCAATTCGGCAAGTTCGCCGCCCTGATCGGCGACAGACTGTCTCGTCTCGGCGAGTAGGTCGTCGAACGTCGTCCAGCCTTCGCCGTTAATGGGCTTGACCTGATACTCGCCGAAACCGGCCGGATAAATGGATTGCTCGTAAAACATGGTCGAGTCTCCTTTCACTAAACACAAACACAAAAGAAGCGCCCCGGACGTTTCGGGGCGCTACATACAACTCAATCAGCGGCTTCACGGACCGACTGGCGTGCGATGGCGGATAGCGTCGCACGCGCGCTACGGACCAGTCGCGCGCATTCGTCGACGTTGCCGTCGGCGTACCATGCAGCATCCGCCCGCAGGCATTCGATCTGCTCGGCAGTCGCCACGATGTAGACGGATCGCCCGCACGGGCGGATAAACTCGGCCATCTGGTCCGGCCGGTCAACGGGCGAGCGGTCGGCGTAGTCATACCAAAAATCGGCGGGAACTCGATATAGGCGCATAACTCACTCCTCACTAATCACATGCGATCTAATGACCGCGCGCGTATGATGGCACATCTACGCCCCACTGCCAATATTCCAACGTCCCGCAGATTATAGGATATCGTCCCGACAGCATTACGCGATGGGGACGGTTAGCGTATGGCGAGCATTCCTCGCGCGCGCGTGTAGGGTCCACATACTGTGGGGAGGTCGGCCAGGGGAAGATGTCGGATCTCGTAGCGCTTGACGGACGGCCCGAGCGGCTCTAGGCCATGGGGTCAGGCCTTGCCCCGCCCCCCCTCGACACCCCCAGCCCCTCCCGCCCGCACCCGCCCGGCCCCGCCCGCCCGCCGCTAACCCACTGATTCACCTGCCGTTCGCGCTGGCAGCTGGCCGGCCGCGCCCGTGACACCCACCCCGGCTCGGCACGCATGCGGCAGCGCTGGGGACCCGCCGGCGGGGCGAGGAATTCTGCTCCACTCCCCTCCCACCGACAGGAAAAATTCTGGCCAGACTGTCCGTATCTGGCAGTTTCCGCATGCGGATAGGTGACTGTAGGGGCGAATGTAGGCGTTGGAAGGCTGTTCGAGGGGTTTTGAGGGGCTCTAGGGGGTTTTGAAGCGATTCCTTTGTGGTCAGGTAGTACGGAGAGGTTCTTGAGAGTCTGGATGAGGTGTGCCCACGGGCGAGTATCGGCTTGATGGTGTTCTGGGGGTGTTGGGCTATGCTATTGGCGGCGCATGGGGCGCTTGGGAGAGCAGGAATGGCGAAGATGGGCATGGGTAAGGGGGCGAGGGGTGGTGGTGTGCAGGGGTCGCAGAGGATGCCGAGCGTGGCGGCTGGTGTGCGTGCTGGTATGGGGGCTGGTGTGGGTGCCAAGGTGAAGGCGAAGGCGCCGCAGGCGATGCCTGGGGTGACGAGTCCGGCGTACAACAAGGGGCTGGGGCGGATGGCGAAGGCTGGGAAGCTGGGTGCGGCGATGGGCGTCAAGAAGCCGAAGGGGATGTGAGATGGCGAAGGCTGGTCTGTACGCGAACATACACGCCAAGCGTGCGCGGATAGCGGAGGGGAGTGGGGAGCGGATGCGGAAGGTGGGGGCGAAGGGTGCGCCGCGGGACGAGGATTTTCGCGAGTCTGCGAAGACGGCCAAGCGGCCCGTGAAGCGTAGCAGGCGGGGGTAGGGTGGATCGCCAGTTCTACGAAGACCTGAAGCGCAATGCCGCAGCTGCTGCCAGAGGCGCGCAGCAGGGCTTGACCACGGACACGCTGGGCGCACCGGTGGACTTGGTCAATATGGCCTTGGGTGCCCTAGGGGTGAACATTCCGGCCCCTGTCGGCGGGTCCGAGTGGTTTCAGCGGCAGGCGGAGGAGCGCGGGCTGCTGCCGCCGGCCGAGGACAACCTGCAGTATCAGGCTGGCAGGTTTCTGGGGCCGATGGCGGCGGCTGGTGTGCCGCGGGCCTTGGAGGCTGCCAAGAACCTGGGGGTCAATGCCGTGCAGGATTACATGAAATCCGCTATTGGCAGCAATCCATATCGCGGGCAGATGGGAGCGGTGGGCAGCATAGAAGAGAAGCCGCGCGTCCTGACCCTGTTTTCCGGCGGCGGCAGTTATGAGCAGGCCTTGAAGGGCAAGGTGCGCCCCGTGGGGGCGGTGGAGTTCGACCCTGCGATCGGAGGACACTACCGCAACGTCCACGGCGAACACGTACAGGTCAAGGATGTCCGCGAGGTGGACTTCACCCCATTCCGCGGCCAGGTGGACATCATGCACGCCTCGCCTGTCTGCAAGCGGGCATCCGCCGCCAAATGCGCTGCCGGCGAGCAGGAACTGGACATGGACACGGCACAGGCCACTGCCCGCGCCCTGGGCGAGGTGGAACCTGCCGTATTCACGCTGGAGAACGTGCCCCAGTACCAGAAATTCGGCGCGTTCAAGGTCATCACCGACAAACTGGACGAACTGGGCTACAACTGGGATGTGGTCAGGTATGACGCCGCCCGGCTTGGGGCACCCTCTCGGCGCGACCGCATCATGCTCAGGGCCAGCAAGGGCCAGTTGCCGCCCGCGCCGGGGGCTGCTGCGCCTGCTGCCCAGGCGGACTGGTTCTCGGCTGTTGAAGACCTCCTGCCGACGATGCCGCGGTCCAACCTTGCCAACTGGCAGCGGCAGCGGCTGATGGCGCAGGGCATCAATCCTGACGCCTTGGAGAGGCCGTTACTGGTCGGTGGTGGCAGCGGGATGAAGGGGACCATCCCTGCGGCCCAGCAGGGCGGTCCTGCGTGGACGATCAAGGCCACCGCAAAGGAACTTGGCGGCGACCGCATCGTGATGCCGGGGGGAGAGACTTACACGCTGACCCCGCGGGCCTATGCGCGCCTGCTGGGGCTTCCTGACGAGTACCCGCTGCCTGACGACGCGCGTTTGGCGAAGACGATCGTAGGCAATGCGATGGCGCCCGCCATGACTCGCGAGGTGATGGAGCCATTTCTGAAGATGCTTGCAGGAAAGGGGGTGCAGTGATGCCCAAGAAGCAGGGGCCGAACCTGTCCGTCTCCAAGGGCGAGAAGCTTCCGGTGTCGAAAGGTGCTGGACTCACGGCCAAGGGGCGGGAGAAGTACAATCGCGCGACCGGGAGCAACCTGAAGGCTCCTGCGCCGAACCCGAAGACGGCGGCTGACGCCGGTCGGAAGGCCAGTTTCTGCGCCCGGATGTCTGGCATGCCGGGTCCGATGAAGGATGAGAAGGGTCGCCCGACCCGCAAGGCCGCGAGTCTGCGGCGATGGAATTGCCCGTAGGGGCCAAGGAGAGCGAGATGACGACGTGGATTGGCGGTTACGACCGAACTGACGACAGCAATGCCATCAAGCCGGTGGCGGAGTACCAGGATCCGGTCAACAAGATGCGGGTGTCGCAGCCCCAGTCTTTGATCGACACCGACTTCGAGTACGGCCTGCAGCCCACCAAGTGGGATGCGGTGACCCTGTCGAACAACAGGCCCACCCTATTC